GCGAATAAACGGGCAGCTGATCTCCGCTTGAAATCGGGCTGAGTAAGGGCAATTGATTGATGGTTGGCATGACTGTTCCTTAGTTGTATTCGATTGGACCGTCTGGACCAGCGTCCACAGGGAAATATGGTGGTCTGACAAACGGGTTGTCGTAACGCCAAGGCTTGTTTCCTGCACCCGCGGGCATCGTGCCAGGCAGCTGCTTCTCAAGAGGATAAGTCGCACGCTGAAGCAGGATGTCGTACCCTTGCTTGGCCACAATCTTGGTCTCTCCCATCACGGTCTTGCCGTAACTTGGCGCAAGTCTGATGCCCAGAGAGCAGATAATCGCCTCGTATGCTGAATCCGGCACATTGGTCTCTTCGTCAAGATCACCATCTTGAGGACTTGAGGGGATGGGATAACCTAAGCGAATACCCTTACCGTTCCAATCGGCCATCATTGCATCGAGTCTGCGTCTGGCAGTATCAATTTGCTCAGGCTGCATATCAAACACATAGGATGCAAGACCGATTTCTTCCAGAGCAGCTGTAATGAACTGCCGCTTGCTATACCCCATGTCAGCCTCCTAGTGCTGTTGCAATGAGTAAACTTAATTTCTTGTCTGACGTTCTGCCATCGAATTTTATGCCAAGCTCACGAGCTTTGATAGCCATCTCTTCACGGGTCGGGGCAGACTCAACAATGGGGTCTGGCTCAATGGCCTCAACCGACTCAAATGGCTCTCTGACTCGCACATTCATTGGCGATGGAAAGTAAACCTTGATGGCCTTGCGCTCAATCTGAGCCTGTTTCTTGGCTTTTTTCTTAGCCAGACGCACCTCACGCCACTCGGCACGAGGTGCATTCTTAATTATTGCTGCGGACTTAATCATTTCTTTTTTGCGGCTTTCTTAGCAGGCTTGTTCATGCTGTAAGCCATAGCCACGGCTTGCTTTTGGGGCTTGCCAGCTTTCATTTCTTTCTTGATAGTCTTGGACATCATATCGCCCATTTTCTTACCCATCATAGTGTTCTCCAAAAAAGAGGGCAGGCCAACATCTCTGCTGGCCTGTTTGGTTCATTAACTGATTCGATACACAATATAGGTAGCATCAGCAGTTTTACGCAAACGGAAACGTGCAGACGCACCAGCTGTTGCAGCCGTTGCAGCTGACCCAACAATGGTCACGCCTGTGTTGACTGTAATAGTCAAAGCAAACGCAGCCAAAGTTATGACCGAGAAGTCAAACGAATCACCAATCGCCCACTCTGTTGCCAACTCAAGGTTTGTAGCCAAAGGCAATTGAATGCTTCGAGTAGTAGTTGGCGTTGCCGTTACGATACCAGTCAAAACATCAGCTGCTGTGGCAATCATTGAACCACCATCAGCAATGTTCGCTGGCGCACCCTGCGGCTGCCAGTTTCCATTGTTGCTGATCGTAGGTGCTACACCAATAGCGTAGTAAGCACCTGATGCACCAGCCTGAATAATCACGTTGGTGGCATTGGTGAATGCGCTTGACACAAAGGTGGTGTTCTCAACCACGCTCAACAGGTCATTTGCTTCAGGGAAGTTAGGGAAACCAACCTCTTGAAACACACTCGCTGGTGAGTAGGCTTGAACGGCGATTTTCTCGCCTGCTGGCACTGCGACAGTTGCTGTGCCTTGTGCAAAAATAATGTTATAGGACATGATTATTTCCTTTAAACAGTCTGATTAAACAGCAAGATACCAGACATTTCTGGCTGCTTATTGACCACGCCGAAAAGTGTATCGAGACGATACTTGGTTTTCATTGTGTTCACATCGTATTGCTTCTGCATCACCAACTCAATGCCCTGATCCGTTGAGGCACGCATCACTGCGACACCAGCATCAGATGGGACAGCGTAACGACCAGGCAGAATCTCAAGAGCATCTTTCTGCCAGAAGCAGTTGATCGGTGCTGTATCAAGGTTCAGACGGGTCATGGTGGCTGTTGCGTTAGGAGTGACGATACAGTTCTGGTATTGCAGTTCTGCATCAGTTCCACCTTGAGCCGAGATGATCGGTGGTGTGATAACAACGGTTGTCGCATTAACAACTTGGATCACACGGAAAGTCTTGGCAAAGCCAGTACCTTGTTTTGTGATGTGATGGACAGCCTCAACGCCACCAATCTCAAACGGTGTACCGACCAACAAGTCTGTGCTTGATGTCACGGTGATTGTCTGGAAACGATTATCAACGTTTTGGGTCTCACCAGTTACTGCGGTCTGGGTAGCCTGTGGAACGTAATAGTTGTTTGCACCAACCAAGGTTGACATTGTGGTGTTTGAACCAGTCGCACCAATCAAGCGATTTGCGTAGTCTAGTTTGTAGGTCTCAAAACCTGCAACCATACCAACGAAACTGCGCTCAAACGCATTGTTTGACTTGTTGCCAGAGAAACTGCGCGACACAGATGCGCCACCAGCACCACCAGCAATGTTGCCTGCTAAGCCGTTATAGTCACGGCTCGACAATGCCAAGTAGCGATCAAACGCCTGCACGCCCTGCTCGTTCATGATGCTGTCGCACAAAGCGATGTCATCGTAATCGCCTGCGGCTGTGTTGGTTGTAACAACCAATGAGCCTTGGGCAGCAGCCACGTTCATAATGGCAATGTTGATGTCAGAGGCAAGTTTTTGCTTTGCAGCATCACCCAAACGACCTTCTTGCAACGCATCGCGCAGCTCAAGCGCGTCCAGAATGAAAGGCACAGACTTTTGAAAGCCAAGCGTCGCTGGAACTGAAAGCTGTGTGTAAGCCGTGAAGTTACCCGTCTGATCCATGCCATCATAGCTTTGAGCAATGTAAGGCTGGGGGCGATAGATAACGTTGTTTGTGCGCTCCATCATCGAGCCATCTGTGTTGTAGATGGACACGTTGCGGGACAAAACCAGAGCGTCGTTGAAGCCTTCGAGGATGTCCTCAAATGCAACACGCTCTTCTTTCGAGAAAGAGTTACTCATTTTAAATTCCTTTTAAATTATTTGGATGCTGATCGTTTCTGCGCTCTGTACTGAATGACTTTCGTCATGTTGCCAGTTCGAGCCGCTTCTTCTCGCAGCCGTTCTAAGGTTGAGTCTATCGCACCAGATGATCGTCCTGTTCCTGACACGACACGTTCCGGTGCGGGTGCTGCCCTACGATTGGTAACTTTCAATTCCTTCTCCAGTTTCGCAACCGCAAAAGCAAACTTTACGGGATCAGATAACTTTGCAAGTTCCGCAGTTTTCTTTGGATTCTTGCCTAACGCATACACGACGAGTGCGGGATTATCGCAGCCATTCAATAAGACACCTTGCTGTGTGATATTTAAAAGTTGCTGGACAGTTTCCTCAGCATCTTCATAATCACGGACTTTGAGTTCAGCTCTCGCCTTCCCGTAGTCGTTCAACTTGGCTTGCCAAGCTTGTTGCTGTTGCTGCTCTGATTGCTGGGCTTGTTCAGCCTCACGATCATGCTCGCGTTTGCGTTCATGCCATTGGTCTAATGCTGCTTCAAATAAATCAGTGTCGTAATCATAAGCATCGAGCTTGGGCTTCGGTCCTAACGTCACAACTGGCTTGATCTCAGTTGTGGTGGCCGATAGCCTAGCTTCTAACTCACGAATGCGACGCTCTTTTTCCCTATTCGTCTTACGCAGCTCACGCACCCATTCAGGCGCACGAACTTCCTCTTCGGCGGGGGGCGCATCCTCACCAATTGAGACAACAACCTCGTCCGAGTCTGACTCTTCAGATTCCAGATCAACTTCCTCTGCAATCGTCACCTCTTCCACGGACTCTTCTTGGTTCTCGTCTACTTCTGCCCTTTCATTCATTTACTGACCCCATTAAACTCACCCATTTAAGGCTGGATGGATACCATTTCTTGCATTTTATCTGACAACAGGCTGAATTTGCTCACCTTGTGCGGCTTGTTGGGCTGCTTCAATCTCAGTCATCACCATATTCTGTTGTTCAACACCAGTCTTAGCAAGGGTTTCGGCAGTCTTTGCCTTAGCCAATCCTGCGTCTGCCACGGTCTTAATGACGCTTGCTCTGGCCTGCGCTGCCTTAGCCGTTGCCTCTTCAGCCGCTGCCTGCAGGAATATTGAGTTTGCATCAACCTGTTGACTTTGCATTTGCTGCTCTTGAGCGAGCATCTCAGCCTCTTGCTCGGTTGGCTTGACAACGCCCAGGCGCAACAGTTGCTTACGAAAGAAGTCTCTCACATCGCCAATGCCTTCGCCTTCCATGTTCATCATGGCCATCGCTTGCAAGACTTGCTTGGTCTGTGGATCGTCGGTGATCGCCATCATGCCTGTCAACGCCCGAACGGTTGCCGCACGCTTACTCGATGAGGATGGACCGACATCAACGTTTACATCAAACTTAGCGCGGCTCAGGTCGTTTTCCATGATGACCTCGCCAGTCTCGGACACCTTTGGTCGCATCAACTCAACGGTACTTACCTCTTCGGTGCGCCCGATAACCTTCATCTTGCGACCTTCTTCCACATAAATATCGCGAGCCATGCTCAACCAGATCTCGCCTGATCGCTTCATGCCTTTCGCAAAGTTGCTCATGTAAATAAAGGTTTGCATATCCAGACGGGTCTGAATCATCTCGACCGCTTTACCTGAGATATTGCTGACAATTTGCTCACCTTGGGACGATGCGCCCAAAATTTCCTTCATGTCTGATTCGGTGATCTGCAGCAATGCCGCCATCGCTGGTGGGATTTGTGCGCTGCGAGTGTACGCCAGTGGCCCTTGAACCTGAGTGCTGCCATCAGCACCTGTAATCGGATTGACCAACAGGTACGGATAGTTCTTCAGGTTATCGTCAGCCCACATAATCTGGTGGCCAGCAACTTGCTCTGGAGTCAGGATTGGCTTCTCAACGCTTGATAATGCGCTGATCTCACCCAACTTCGACAGTTGCATATTCTTCAGACGCTGGGCATCCTTAGCCAGACGCACATGACCCATGCAACGCTCAACGTTGTCCACAAACCACCGCTTGCCATATACAGGCACAACAGGGATGCAGTTGCCAGCGATATATCCTGCGTCCTCTAAGACCTTGCCGCCAGACATAATGTATTTACGCACACGCTTGCGTTTGATCTTGCGCTGGCGAACCTCTTGACTGCCAATGGCGATCAGGGTTTCCTCTAATGTCTCGTCGTTCTTAAAATCATCTTGGCGGTACTTTTCTTCTGTCCCGTCGATTGATCGAAAGATGCGGATGGTCTCAGCGACTTCCTCGACCTTAAAGTATTCAGCGACAAACACAACATCAGGCGTTGCCCAATCAAACTCGTACTGGTCTCTCT